TATATGCATTATCATTGAATGAAATAGATGTGGTTGTTATTCCCCAAGAAGACGAATCAATTGTAAAATATCCGTTACCGGGATTCAATGATGTATCTGTATTTCCTGAATACCTCCAAATAGCTAAGTTACCCTCGTATCCTGAGCTTCCACTCGTACCTGAAGAACCTGAGCTACCGTCTATTCCACTTGTACCAGAAGAACCTGATGTACCATCAGTACCACTCGTACCTGAAGAACCTGAGCTACCATCTATACCTGAGGTTCCAGAAGAACCTGAGCTACCGTCTAAACCAGACGTACCCGATGAACCTGAACTACCGTCTAAACCTGATGTTCCACTAGAGCCTGAGCTACCATCTAAACCACTCGTTCCTGAACTACCACTAGTACCTGATGTTCCCCCGGTGATACTAGCTGTTAGAGCAGAAAATGCTATTTGTGAAGAAATCCCCGAGGTACCGCCTGTATAGTCGGTTACAATATAGAGCCTATCGTCGGGGGCTGCTGATAGAGCTAAACTTAAATCGGTTATTCTTACATTTGCCATAGCTAATAAATATTTTAATACTTTACTTTTTCATTTTTTATTTTAACACGGTCCACATATAAATCCAATCACGAATCCATCATTTCCAATTTGCCACATTCCTCCTGAGGTATCTATTGTATTACTGTACCATTGATTACCTCCATTAAATGGTGTACTTAATCCAGCATCACTGAAGAATCTTAATACGTTAAACCACTGGTTTGTTGGTGAATAAATTGTTTGAGTTAAACTATATGTTGAACAAAGACAAGAACTATCTCCACTAGACACCAAATATGGTGAGCTGTCTTGTTGGAGAATTAATGGGTTTCCATCTTGAGAAATAATTACATTACCATTTTGGTCCATGATTAAAACTTCGAACACTGTTTCAGTTGGAGTGGGAGTTAGTGTTGGAGTATTTGTTGGTGTTTCAGTTGGAGTCTCTGTTGGCGTAGGTGTTAAAGTTTCTGTTGGTGTTGGTGTTTGAGTTGGAGTTTCACTTGGTGTTGGCGATGCTCCTATGCTTGGAGTAACGCTTGGTGTTGGTGTTTGAGTTGGAGTTTCACTTGGCGTAATCGTAGGTGTTAAAGTTTCTGTTGGTGTTGGTGTTTGAGTTGGAGTTTCACTTGGCGTAATCGATGGTGTTGTTGTAATCGTTGGTGTTGGTGTAGGAGTCGGAAGAGTAGGTGTAACAGTTGGAGTCGGCGTAGGTGATGGTGTGACACAAGGTCCCAATTGCACCGTAACACCATTCAACATTTGTGTTCTTGTTTGAGCAGAATAAAGTATGGTACTTGGACTAATAGAGTCCAAATAAACGTTGAATGGTCCTAGAGCATTTGTATTTTGTGTAATTCTTACGATGTAAGTATTACAGGTAGTTGCCGTGATTTGCTGTGAGATTTGGTTACTACAACCTGGCGCAGTATTGACAACTATAATGGTATTTTGGGACATCTACAGATTTTACTTTATAAATACCCCAATCAAACGTATTTCTAAATTAATTCTTAAAAAAATTAAGTCACAAGGGTAACCGCACAAGATGACTCTTGGATTGTCATATTGACCACACAATCCACCAATTGAATTGTTATTTCAAAAGCACATCCAAAGGTGCAATCCAAAATTTGAAAAACTTCACATCCCAATGCATCTACCAATTTCAACATGATTGCAGGGGCTGTATTGAATATTGATGGGATTGTCGAATTGTAACTTATTGTTGGTGGAACGGGACCAGCATTTATTGTTCCAAGCAAAAATTGATTGTTACCATAATAATCTGCAATATAAACAGATATAGGGTATGTACCATTTGATATACTATCTATTCTTACTTGTGTCATAAACAATTAATATCATAATCGATTATCATCTCGATTGTTATTTTTTGATTAATTAATATTGGATTTGACGGATTTGTTTGAATTAATAAAAAGTTCGTCAATGGGTCTGATGTCACTTGTCCCACGCCTGGTATTGTATAAAGCAACGATTCAACTGTATTATACCATATATTATCACCAGGAAAATCATTCAAGGTTGTTCCTGTGAAGAAATCTAAGCTTGTACTCAATCCCATAGGTTCAACTGAAACTTTTGCGGTGAATATCGTTTGAACCAAAGTACAACCTGTTTCACCAGCAATTAAATCCTGATATCCATCATTGAGCATTTGCTGTGTTCCAAATTTGGTTTGAGAATCTACTGTTAGTTCCTCGGAGCCCATGGTGTATATTTGATATGAGGTGTATTGTTTGGCACACGTAATCTTTTCTGTTCTCTCTAAAACGCAACCAGCGGCATCAATTATAGATAATGTATAAGTTCCTGCAGTTAATCCATCAACTTTGATTTGTTGTGGGTTACCAGGAACATTATCAGACCAATTAAAAGTAAAAGGCGGAGTTCCTGAACTAATAAATGCAGTCAATGAACCTTCATTTCCAATCCCACAACCCTCAGGGTACAGAGTATAATCTAAAGTTATTGAAGATGGTATATAAACTTCTTGTGTTTGAGTACAACCCGTAGCATCTACTACTGAAAGTTTGAATTGACCTGATGGTACATTTGTGAAAGTCACGGAATCAGTTGTCATACCCAAATATTGTAAATCTCCAAGTATATAATCATAAGGAGGTTCCCCTCCAACAGTTTTGATAACTTCAACAATTCCATTGTTAGCGGCACAACTTGTTCCTGTGATGTTGGTTGAAATTGTGAATGTGTCGTTTGCAATTATATAAACCGTTTCACTGTAAGCACATCCAGTTTGGTCAGAAACAAAAATTGTATATTCACCTGTTTGCAGATTTGAAAACAAATAAATTGGTTGTTGTGATGAAATTGTTTCAGTGGTCGAATCGGGATTAATTATTGTAAAACTATATGGTGCGGTTCCTTGGGAAACCGCAATTTGAATAGAGCCATCATTAGAGGAACAAGTTGAGTTTGAGGTTGTCACCTTCACTGATGCGATACTCTGTGGTGCTTGTACCGAAGTACTCACAGACAATTTACAAAGACCAGCATCTGTCACATTGAAACTGTAAATACCGGATGATATGTTGGATAATGTAAATGCACTAAAATAACTAATTGAAACGTTGCCTGTAGATGCTGAATAATAATATGGTGGTGTTCCCCCCATAATATTCAAAGTCAAAGAACCATCAGCTGCAAAACAACTTGGTGTAACTGTTGTAAATGATTTGAACTCAATTGGGGCGACATCCAAAACAGTTGCAGATTTAGTTAATGAACATCCATTTGAATCAGTTACGGTGACTGAATAAACATCTGCAGTCAATCCTGTAATAAATGATGTGGTTAAATCGTTATTCCAATTGTAGCTATATGGTGGATTACCAGTTTGACCTGTTACATAAATCTTACCTTGGGGAAATGGAGAACCACATTCACAATTTGGTACAACATAGAAACCGAAATCAAAAGTCGTAGATGATTGAATTATGAAAGTTTCTGACATTCCAGAACATCCACCCAAATCGACAGCCATCAGATTGTAAGTACCTGCAGATAAGTTGGAGAATTCGATATATCCAACATCGGTGGTTCCCTGTTGTAATATTTGTCCTACTGAATCTAATAAATAAAAATCAGTTGATGAATAATCCGAAGAACTTGTTCCCGTAACCTGACCATTAAATTGGTTACAAGTTGTATCTCGGGTATCTAAAACTGAGCAACAAACACCATCCGAAATTGGAATACTAACAATAACTTCTTGATTTACAGGTAATGAACTGTCATTAATCCTTACACTATAGTAACCACCGCTTAGTCCCGTTTTGACACATGGACTCAAACTTAAAACACATGGTGAGAGACTGATGTCATCCCAAGTGTAAGTGTAGGGTGGAGTACCACCAACCGCCTCAATCGATATAATACCGGAAGATGTGTTTTGACAATCACCAGTTATCAAAACATTATAATCAAAGGGATTCAAATTAATTGGGTCAGCCACCAGTGTTACAATTTATATCTATGTTTATACCATTATTCAAATAGAAGGTTTGATTTTCATATTTAGGTATCGGAGTGGTGCTCATAATACTAATCTTATCATCTTCGAGGTAGAAAGTGTATCCGTAGTTATATAGATTTGGTAAATATTCTAATAGTGCATTAGTCCAATCTTCATCTGTTGGTACATCAGTACTACCATATCCGGTGAAATATGGTTCTTGAATTATAATCTCATCACCAATTCTTAAATCTACATACCAAGTTGAGATTACTGAGTCCAAACTACAACTATTGTAGTCAACTTTTAATTCATTAACTGCATTATTGATAGCCGCGGCTAAGATACTGTTGAAATTTGAAACACTTACATTTCCATTGAACCACGGGTATATTGAAAATTTAAGAATTTCTTCATTCACATTCGCAGAGAACATACCTGAATTGACTTCACAAGGTTCTGCCGGCACTTCAATAATTTGACAACCTCTTTGTCTTCTATAAACAAATTTTTGTCTATTCAATACTGAATTTTCATATCTTAGTCCTCCGTTCCAAATGGTAGTTGCCGGAATCATCTGTTCTACAAGTTTCATCCAATATGGACCAATACCTTCAACATAATCAATTAATTTCTGATACGTGTATTTGTTGTTTTCTTTACCGATTGTTTGATATTGTTCCAAATATTTCCACAATATGGATTGCAATGTAGGGTAACCTCCAGTCTTACCATCTGTAATAAACTGTCTGTTCCTTGTGTTAATCATGTTCTGCCAGAAAACTTGATAAAATTCAAAAAATGTTTTTTTCTTTGGCTCAGGATTTATATAAGTGGAATCAACTCCCCCTGGCACAGGATAATTTACCGTGAGTCCCGTCTCAGGAAACGGATAATCATACTTTCTTGATTGAACCCAAACATCATAAACTAAACCTTGTGACGGATTTAAGAATAAATCGATGTTTTTTACATTCAGTACTAATTTTTCATTATCAACATAATAATATGCGTTATAATCTGCATCAGTACTGACTCTTATCTTGTCATCTTCCTCTAACCAACTTTTTTTATTATCAACAACTTTCCTCAATTTGAAACCATCCATCATATATGGAAATTGTCTGAAACGGTCCAAGTATTTTTGCCCGTATGTAAAAGGTTGTAACTGAGTTTGTATGTCGAAGTTCTGACCAGTATAAACATTTCCAGTAATTACAACTTGGTCTGGACTTCTATGTTGTGGCGTTGTTTCATACCAACCCGCTCCAAGTTGGAAAAAGTAAGTTTCAGTGTTAGGTGGTGCTTTGGGGTAACCCTCCAAGTCAATTGGGTAATCTGTAAGTCGTACATTTACTGATTGATACTGAGATGTAGATGTAAATGCGGTAAATGTTTGACCTTTTATTTTGAAAGTTGCTCCAGGAATATAACTTGGTGTTTGACTTACATAGGTACCACCAGAAATTTGTGCCCACTGAGTATCAAACCTTTCTAAATCTATTCTTTGGTCTGCTAAATAGATATGTTCATTATATTCAACCAAAGATTCGGGAGCCCCGATTAACCTCATCAAAAATTCAATAGACCTTCTAGTTCCTTTCGATTTGAAAAGATAAGCCGAGTTCAAAATCAAATTTTTGTAGTATTGATAATTCAACTCGGTAGGTGTCTGAGCTCTAGCATAACCTGGGTAATTTCTGTTAGCTTGATTACCGAATACTGATGTCAAAAAGTCTTCGTCTGTTATGGGTGAAAAATTGGATTGCCATCCAAGTGTCTCAGAAAGGTTTTTTAACAATTGAGATGGGATATCATTTCCCGTATTATAATTTACGGAGTTCATATAAGCCAAACTATCTATGAATTGTTTGACTTGGTCGAAACTTCTACCATAAATTTGAAATATTTTTTCAACTTTTTGTCCAAGTGTATCAAATTCTTTCAAGGAATCTGTGACCAAAAATCTCGAAATAAGATTTGTTTTGAATGAATCCAAATTAAGCGCGATGTCTTGTAGTTGGGTCAAATAATTTTCAAATGCTGTACCTCTGATGTTAATATTCCATGGTCCATCTTTTGGCCATGTGACTTGAACTGATTGAGTATAAAACTGTCCATCATCATTTTGTTGTGGCACTTGGAAAAAAGCCGTGTATTCAGGAACAATCAATCGATTCATTAAGAACTGTTCAACTTCATCGAAATCTTCGGAAAAAACTTTATCTACAATGTAGTCGTTCGGTCTGATTTGAAAATTATCTTCTGAAGTTGTTGCTGTTGTCCCGAATGGTGCCCCTGAAACATAAATTTCCAAAAAACCCTGAGTTAGGGTATCGGAAGGTGTGAATGAGATTATTGGAAATCTGAAATCGGCAATATTAATACAATACTTCAAATAAGTTTCAGTCAAGTTTCTTAAAGGAGATTGTACAATCTCCCTTGCTTGTATGTTTGTATTTGCACTTACTGTATAATCAATCGAGAATGGATTGAGGAATCTATCAACGGGAACCTGGAAATAAGTTTCATTCAAAACTGGGTCATAAGCGATGTTTGTTGCGGTAAGACCTGTTGTGAAGTCCGAAGTCTCGAATTGTACATCAATTGAAGCAGGAAAGTAATTTATAATCTTTGTAACTGATACACTGAATCTTTTTGCTAATGAACCATACAGTGTGAAATTTAACACTTGTGATACATCATAGTTTGGATAAACTCTGAATTGTGTTGCTTGTATAGCCCTACTTTGTAATATGTCGTCTATTCCTAACCCTTCTAAACTTATAGGTTCTGAAAATGCTCCGACATTGAACTTTCTATTTACCTTTTCGGTCACTGTGGTGGTAAAATCAAAATTACCCAAAGTTAAACCACCTGAATCAACAGTTTGTAGTCCAACTATGTTGTCTGAAAAAGTACCCGCACCATTACCAGGTCTCGGTGGGTAAAAATATTTACTCCTTGAAGTTGCCATTAACTTGTGATTGTTGTAAAGTTTTTACTGAAATCTATATTATTACCTCTACTCTGTCTGACCTCATAAAGAAGTGCATTAAATTGGTCTCTGATTTCATACAAGTTGTATTGTCTGTAAATGTTATTCTGAGAGTCGTAAATTGTATAGATACCATCATCAATAGATTTAGTTTGATTACCATAAAGAGCAATCGCAAGAGATGAAATGTCATACTCAACCATTTCTATTTCCAATGTAACAGGATTGAAATATGTATTCGAAATTATAATTTGTTGTGTAGGTTGTCCTATGTATGGGGTAGCATTTGGATTATTCGTTGGTGACGAAGATGGTGATAATGTTAAAAACATCAGATTAGCGTTCCCTTCAACATATCTGTATCTAATAGATTTCTGAGTTGTATTAACTTCATTAGTTACAACTGGCTCACAATAAAAACAAGACGTGACTACTCTGAAAAAGTTTGGTATTTTGGAACCATCGGGATTCAAATATTCTACTCTGAATCCAACTAAACCTTGTGGTACAAATTTGTTCTGAAATTCAGGGGCAACATTTGTTACATCAATGACAATACCTTTGACGTTGGGAAGTGCATTCAAAACTCCACAATCCGTAATTACAGTTCTAATCTGTGCTGGTCTCAAATATAGAGTATAAAAACCAAGTGCGTTGAATTGTTCCGCAGGCAAAGTTAAATTATATAACCCACCGAGTACTTCAGTTCCAGCAACACCTCCTGTTACAGAATTGTTGAAATACGGTCTCAATATTGTTTGTGAGTTGAGTTTAGTTAATGTGAAATCTTCAGTCACATCTCTTGATGGTGTATAGACCATAAGAATCTCCACATCTGCTGGAGAAACATCACTCGGTCTAATTGTACCATATGAAGCAATTGCCATAAATAACTTTTTTTATAAATAGTTTATTCCTTATTTTCAACATTGAAAAACCCGTATCCGTAATTTAACAAATCACCAAGATTATCAACCTCACCCAACCTTTGGACCCTCTCATATGCACTGTTTTTACCCCTTTCCACAAATACATCAGTTTGTATTTGTGGCTGGTCCATAACTTTTAACAAAGCCTCATTCTTGGTGATTGCTGAAGCGGTCAAATTATACTGAGTAAATCCTGATGATTTTGTAAAAAATATTGTAGTACCATTTATGTAATCATAGTAATCAACCCCGTTAATTGTATAAGCAGTGAATATCGGGCTAACGTTTGTTACTGCACCCCAAATTTGACCATTTTGAATAACAGGTAATCCAATTCTTTGTTGTATCGTTAAATTACCATATGGAGTCAGTTCCTGTAGTCTTGATTTAGTTAAACCCGAAAGATTATAGGGTACAGATACGTAGGTTGAACTTACTTGGTCCGCCACATTGTTTTTAGCATCACCACTGAAAATATAATTGTAACTTATTGGTGTATTCGCCCAACTTCCCCCTCTGGGTATAAAAAATGCGGTTCCGTTTGGATTAGGTGGAACTACATTTCTATATGGAACATTAACTTTTTTCTTAACAATATTAACACCCCAAGGATTAACTTGTTTAAGTGTTATTGTGTATGCCGAAGTTGCACCTGGATATGTGTGTGAATATCCAATCGGGGTATATTGTGAGATTGTTTGAATTTGACTTCCATCTCCCCAATCTAAGAAATAACTGGATAGCTCTAAAAATTTTTGAAGTTCGCTCGAGGTATTATAAATTGTATAAACGTATGGTTGTGAGGTTGTTGATGAGAATATGAAATTTGATACCACATCCTTTTGTAAAATAGCACCATCAAAAGGGGAATAATAACCAGCATCTACCGCAGTTTGTGTTAATAATATCGGAACTGTTAAACCTGTTAGAATTGAACGTCCGTTTGGCCCGCCTGACAAAATTTGGGTCATTCCTGAATAAACACCAACTTTAATGTTACCATAAGGGACTTGGACCAAATCTCCTTTAATCGTTTCTGGTGATATGATAATATTATAAAAACTCATCGTAATGGGGGATTTACATATTCATACCATTTAATTGGATTTTGTGGCATACCCACTCGATTCAGGTTATAATCAAAAATCTGATAAGTTTGTTTTGAGTAGTCTAATTTAACGGGATAATAGAAATATTTTAAATTATCAAAATCGTAAGGGCTTCCATTTAGTGTGAATTGACCTCGGTTCATCATCTTCACAAAAAAACCTTTTCCAGCGTTGAAAAATTTTGCCGACATATAAAATGTATCGATATCGAGAAAATTTCTTTTTTTCAACCAGTAAATAAAAAAGCCCTCTTGGTCTCCTATATAATCTAATCTAAATTTTGGAATTTTAATTTCCACAGGAGTTCTTTGCATGACAGCAGGTTTCTTGAATCCTTGTTGTGTTGGTAAGATAATTGTTAAATAATTGATTTGTTTTTTTTCATCACGACTGTCGTAAAAATCTAATTTGAAAAATGAATTCGAAAAATTATTATTATAATAATAAATGTCTTGTGTCGAAAACCCCTCGAATAAATAATCTATGGACCAATTAGCTGATGAATTTAAAGTACCACCCGAATAGAAATAAAATTCATAATTCACATCAGTCGTTCCTGCTGTCAGTGACTGCGTCGCGGATGAATATGGCTCGTTTGCAAATCTTGTTACCTCGAAGTCTCTTCCAACACCTATTACCTCAGTTATGACTTCTTGTTCGTATAACTCAATACTTTGGTCTAATCCCTGATAATCCCACGACAATTCAACTGGAATATTTAATTGTTTCGGAACGCCATTTGGGGTCATTATAATCTTATTCGCACTCATCAATCAATGGTTTTTCTGGGAAGTTTATTCCTAATAAGTTGGCATTATAATTTATTCCTTCAGGTATCAATCTAAATATTACATTTGTGAATGGATATTGAGCACTGTTCAAATATGGATAATCAACACCTCTACCTAAATTATCAATAAAACCAAAGGTGTATAAATCTCTCCATCTAAATTGTCTATCGGAAGCCGAATAATAACTATAGAATGGTACGTTCTCGACTTGACCAACATCCCCCGTCTCAATGTAATCTGAAAAGACTTTGAGTGTCATAGAGTTGTGTGGTTGATAATAATACCCAGGTGCATTATCTGACTGAGGAGAATTAACTGTTTGAAAAATTGCTTGGTTGAATTTTATTTTGTGAAAATAAGGAGATATGACCCTTTCTAATTGTTCGTAATCATTCCACTCACAGTAATCTCCATCCATAGTATCACCGCTCACGGGACCAGGGGTATAATAGAAAGTATAGTTTGATTTTGTATAACTGGATAATATCAGGTTAGTATTCGAATTTGTATTCGTCTTTGACCAATATGTACTGGCTGAGGGTCCTAAATTGAATTCCCAACCTTGTTTTATTCCAGTTGTTGATGAAGGTTCGTTAAAATATCCTGAATAACCTCTGAAAATTATTGATAGAAAAATTTCTGTGATTGGTCTTTTCTGATTGTCTTTCAATGTTGCAAAATCGAAATCAATTGCGGAAGATATGTTGTAAGCATTAGAGCTTGTTTTGATGCTTATTCGCGTTCTGTTGTCAGGGGTTATTGAACTAAGTTCTAATTTTTTTTCTTCGACAAAAAGATTTTTTTCAAAACCAGTTTTGTTAATTATCAAGTCTTCCAAGTTGGTGATGAATCTATGTCTCCTTATATAATATTTCGATGTTGTTTCTAATTCATTATCTGGGTTGAGGACACGTTTGAAAAGACCTACTTTTTTATTCGAAAATGTTGTACCTGTATATCCGTAATTTTGGATGTTAAATACATATGGTTCGCTATCGAAACTATCATTACCTAAGGAATAAACCTCAAATATGTCCTGATTTCTATAACTGAATGAAAGTTTTACAAATTCCCCTACTGATAATCCGTGAGCAGCAATACATTGAAAAGAAATTATATTTGTCCCATTTTGTTGTGTATTGTTAATTGTAAAAGGAATGCCGTCTTTCGCCACCCACGTGCTTATTGTATTTAGGTTTGTAAAAAGTTTTTTATTGTAATCATTTTCAAAGGCATAGGATATATAATAAATCCAATTGTATGTATAAGCACTCTTAGCTTTGTAATCGATGTGTTGGTCGGTTACAACTGGTCTGTAAAAATCAAATTCATAATATTGTGGAAAACCTTTCCAAATATTTGTAAGTACAGATGAATCAGGAGTGACATAAAATAGATTATTTCTGAATGGAATATATTGTGTAGTACCAGTCAAAGTGTTCGCATATAAATAAGTTACTTTGAATGTTGGTCTAAATATGGTACATGCTTGTCTTTCTTGGTTATAAACATCCGCTAAACTGATTGTGGCACTCCTATCATATTCAACCATCAGTTGCTGTTTCTGTTCTAAAGTAAATTGCACACTTTGGTCGTTAGCGGGAGCCGCTTTGTATTTTATGTCACTCGGTATTAAAATAAAATTATTCATTTATACCATACTTAGTTTTGAATTTATCCAAAGCAGATTCACCTTTAATCAATCCAAAATAAAAGTGATATGGGGCACCAACAACAATATATTCGTTGGGAGAACTTGTAGTTGCAGTATAGCTGAAATTACCATTAGCATCAACGTCGAATATATATCCCCTTTGATATATGTCCAAAGTTGTGTTACTCGGAGTGAAATAATGTGGGTCAGGAATTCTTCTGCGGCTGAGCGATTGGTAACCCAAAGAAGGAAAATTAGTTAATCTCGTTTCCCAATTATTCCTTTCAGTTCCAAAAATATTTGGATTGGAAGGTATCAATGGGTCAGTCGAAGGAGCGGGTTGGTAAATTTGCCATCTATAAAAGGGAACTACTTGGGTTTTGATTCCATATTCAAAAGTTATAGCGGTATTGTTCGGATTCGGTCTGAAATTTATAATTCCAGGTGAAAGAAAATCTTTATCTTGTAAATTAAAAGTGGTTGACGAATAGAATATTCCCATAGTTGGAGCTTTAGGATTTCCTAAAACGATTACCGGGTCATTTTGACCTCCAACAGGATAAAACTCTGGTGAGAACGGTATTAAACCAACCTCGGAATTAATTGATATTAATTGAGCAAAGTCAGCATCTACTCTCGCCTTTGGTTGAATGAATAATGTGGTACCAAATCTAGAGAATAATTGATTTATGCCATTATCACCTAAAGCGAACATTCTACCCAAAAAGGTTCCATCAGTAATTCTCGAGATTACAAATAAATTTGTAATGTCTGAAGTATCAGAATAACTTGTTGGGTTCAATCTGTCCATTACATATGATGCTGTTGATGGTTCAAAAATTAATTCATCATAGAATGAATCTTTCATTCCAAGATTCATAATAGTTGTTGGGAATAATAAGTTTCTTGAATTTACAGAATTCTGTGGTGCTCTAGTATCTGCAGGACTTCCAACAAATCTAGAGTTCAAATTCCAATATGGAGAACTTCTAAAATAAAAATTGTTGGTATCTTTATCAAAATAAACCACTCTTTTCGGATAACTTGGTGGTAGTGGTTTATTATTCCTGTCGAAATATCTATCAACCTGAATCGGGAACATAAATAAAGAGCCATTTACCCAGTTATTTGTAAATGATTGTGATAAAACCCCTCTACATAATGCATAGAAAAATCTGTATCTGTATCCCCATTCTGACCATGTGGCATAATCTTTACCATTGAATAAATCAATCAATGGTCGTTTTACCATAACATAACATCCGTTATCAACCGTGTCTGTACCCTGACATCCGTCTTTGACCCCGAATGAGACTCCGTTACCTGAGTAACAGGTCAAACCGACCATTTTATCACAGGTATCTAAAGATGAGAAAACATTAATCGCAGCATATTGACCTTCGATATCTGCGGTAATTGTCTGAGCGCCAGTTGAAAATTGTTGTCCTCTTATTCCCTCTCCAGCACCCAAGTTATAGACTTGGAAACCCAAATTTTGTTGTAATAAACTTACACTACCGTTCCAATCACCTCCGTTATCAGCAACGTCCGATGATGGTAATCTATCTGTTCTCATAACGTTCAGTGATATTGAATTTACTGAAAGAGGAGTTCCTGTGAATGTAGGATACAAATTCGGACTAAAATATACCTGCATCGCCCATCCATTCACCCACCAAGCCTCAGCGGAGGTATCATAACTTGTACCTCTATACCTTCCTCTACAACCTGGAGGGGATGGATTATTTGTTTCTCTTTCGAATAAAGTACCCCAAAGAACTGCACCTCCAGACAAATCGTCAGAGTTATCATATTTTGTGTAGATATTTCCAATGTAGAAATTTGGCGGCCAAACCCCACCTTGAGACTGCGGTCTTGGATTGAAATAATTCGTAAAATTATTACTAAAGACACCATTGTTGATTACATTAACATAGTTGTTCGAATAAAAAGTTCCAAATTGAGAAGTAATTTGTGAGTTTCTTGAATCTAATGCCCCGTAAAACCCAACTCTCGAAGTTGTATATGGTCTTGGTGAAAATGGAGGATTAGTATTTCCCGCAAATCCTGGTGTAAAAAAGTTCGATTGAAATTGAATTTGACTCTGAATACTATGATTTTGTACTGTCAAGTTGGAACTTGTTGGTATTGCTTGGATAGGAACATTCAATCTTGTTTGTGCAGTAATTACAACAGCATCTTCACTAGCGTGGCCTAAAATCTTACCTATACCATATCTGTTAATTAATAAGGGCGAATATGGGTCCACCCCCCTTTGAAGAATCAAAATATTTTGTTGAGAGAATTCATTCAAAGCGGTCGCATTAAAATCTTCATACCAAACGGTAGAATCTGTACTCGTAGGGTTTGTGTTCCAATACTTTTGACGACTACACCAGTCCCAAGATATTATTCTTGAATTTGATGTAAGGAAGTTCCAAAAACTTGGGTTTAAAGTTTGGTTGTTGGCATTCACTGGTGCCAATCCTGGTACTGAATAAACCGGAACGTTATTCACTAATCTACTTGTGATTGTTATTGCGGTAAGAACCTGATAATATTCAATGTCTGATGGATATGAATAGTTTCTACATTCATTACCAAAACCCACTATCGAATATGATGCGGTTCCAGCTAAAGAATCTACGTTTATACAAATAGAATTTGTTAGTGTTATATTCAAAGGATAATTTCCTGTGTCCGCAGTGTAAGTTTCATCCACTACTGTATTTCCCGTACATGTGGTATATGAAATAGTTCCTGGTGCTTCTAGTTTTAATGTAATTGAATCAGTAAAGTTAGGCGTGGCACCCGTAAAATTATTGAATGGAATATTATAAATTACAGGTGTTGCATTTGTTGTTTGTGTTTGCGCATAAGATACAGGAATTTGTCTTGTAGTTGTAGGTGTTTTACCCCAAATACCATTATAGACAACACCATTCTGAGTTGCTGCGGTGAACAAATAATTTACGTCTGTGCTCGAATTAGGATTAATGAATGTTAATAAGGTCCCTGCTTCGATTGCTTGTGGAGAAAGAACGGTGAGAGTATTATCGTAATGAAAAAGCTGACTGTTTTGTGTAAAATTTGTCGGTGAATTGAAAGTAACTTTGATTTTATTGAAGTTATCAAAATATTTTTTTCTCAGATTGAAAGTATTAATTCTTTCACCTATTGGAAGGTCGAAAGTTAGGGAAGCCGTATCCGTTGTTTCTCCAGCGTCATTAGGTCTTGGTAAAACTAAGGATTTTGTGGTTTTGAATCTTGTAGGGTTTTTTTGATTTGAGGGGTTCGAACCCAAACTTTGACTTCTTGTTTGAACGAGAGCTGAAAGTGCCGCCTCATAATTATCGTTTTGGGGTGCCATTCCAGTTCTAGTTGAAAAATACCCGTTCATATAACTCGAATACTTTTCAGAGTTTGAGGTTTGTGTTATGATACCTTCAGCTGGAATTGTATTATCGGAAGTATCAGGTGAAATTTCCCCATTATTACACTGACAGGATTGACATGAAGGGTATTGAACCATTGGAAACTTCAATGGTGGGAATTTTAATTTAATGAGTTTCTTGAAATTTTTTATCAACCCTATTTGAAGCGCAGTGTAAAAACCTAATCTCAACAATATAGCACCAGCACCAATTATGACAGAAAATGAAAAACCTACCGCAGATGCAACAAATGCAATAAATTCCTGAACTGTTTGATATATTGCCTGTCCAACAAAAGCAAGTAACAAACCGACTAAAACAACTGCAAAATTATTCCAAAGGAATGCCACTAAATGATAGGTAAAGATTAACGGAAGACCTATAATCTGTAATATCGTCATCAAGAAAGAAAAAAGGAAATAAATTAAATCGAAATTTTTGAATCCCTCATTGACTGGAAATTTATTGACCGTTTCTGAACAATCAGGGGAAGTAACTTCTTTGATTCCTATAAACCTTCCTCTTCCTCCATATTTGTATTGGTCTATTAAAGAAGAAACTGTATAAACCCTATTGAAATCAAACTGATAAAAAGTATCCTCACAATTTATTATTTGATTTAATTTTGTGTTGGCTTGAGTTGTTGTGAATCCTTTAGTATAACCTGTCCAATCAAGTCCAAAATAATATGAACTTTGTAGTTGGTCCTGATTACCTCCACCACTAACATTGATATCCGTACTCGAAGCTGAATCCCAACCGAATTCTCTTACATTGGGCACTAAATAATATGGTCTTCTGGTCTGTTCTGTTAAATCACTCGATTGTTGCCATTTGATTTTGAATCTATATTTGGCTTTTGTTGGTACTCCAATTGTGGGGTCATATGACAAAACTCTCTCACCAAATTCGTTGGTTACAAAATAATCTAAATTCATAGGTAACTCAACTAACCAAGCCCCATTTCCGTCTATAACATTTCCGTTTTGTTCAAGTTTGTATTGTTCAAGAATCGGATTACCATTAGTATCTTGGAATATTGTTTGTCTTATTGCTAAAATTTGACCAGGACCTGCCTGTAATTGACAAAGATTACCCAAATCATCTTTAATCCTACCATTTGTTCCTCTCAATCTATATGAATCAGAAGATGAGAAAATAGAACCCATAAATACAGATGTAGGTTGGATGTCGATATTAGCATCATCTCTCAAGTCAAAGTCTAATCTGTTAATTGCAACTTGACAAATTGATGGTTCTCCCCACAAAGGTGAAACCTCGATAGTTTTCGTTAGATTGACAATTTGTGGTAATGAGTTTAAATCGGTCGAAGTTCTAAATCTATTCCCCGCAACTTGGGCTTCTGTGGCTCTACCCATTCTAATCAAGTCCTGTGGTGTTAAAGAAAATTCCCCAATGTCAGATAAATCAACATCCATCACAAGATTTTGTTCTCCAACAGGAACACCCATTATCATGTAATCTCCGCTTTCATTGGTCTTTGCGGTAAATTTGTAATATTTGTCAAAAATTTCAGTTACTGTTTTACCTGTCAGAACGTCCAATCTTGTAGGTAGGGTTCCAGTCGGAGAGTGTCCTGAATGCGACTGGGCATATGGAAGTAAGTTGTATCTATAACCATCTTCATTTTTGTCTGTTGGGGATTTGTAAGGGTAAATGCTTTGAATGACAGGATTTGATTCGTCCAACACTTCAATTGGGACAAAAACAGAAACTCTAGCATTAGGGATGCCAAGACCGTTATTTGCTGTAACCCTTCCAACAATTACTCCATAATCAGAACATGCTCTTATGAAAATATCCTCTTGTTGTAATTGAAGTGAGAGTATTTCAAGAAACTCAAACTCTTGGTCCAATTGAACTTGGATAGTTTGATTAACACCTAGTTCGGTCCTAATTCTGTACGATTGACCCATTCAAATCTTTAGTTATAAATAGTTAATGTGTTTTTTTTCTGATGAAAACACACTATCAAATAATAACTCAAGTTTTTATTAAGAGAAGGTAACGTTTTGGAAATTCTTGACTGAAATCCTAATATCCTTATTAGGGAACCTTATTTGATATACCTGATTTGGTTGTGCAAAAATTGTGTCATCAACAAATCCAATTTTTCTTGTTTCAGGTTCAGAGTATTCCATGGATGTTTCTGCTGAGGAGTATTGACCACCAACTTCATTATAAACGTCGATAGTCGCAACAGTCAGTACTCCATTTGTATTTTGAATGATACTACTCAGTTCTGATATATAAACGTTTTGACCAAGTTGTCTAAATTGAGGATTGAAATAAGTTGCCACTTTGTCAATCACACTCGAAATGACCTGTCCTGAGTTTTGTGCGGAATCTAATACAATTGAGATATCCAAACTCAAATCAATGACTTCAGCGGTCAAAATTGAGATATAATCATTCATCATTCTATAATTTGACAAATAGTTTGCGATGTTTTGTCTCAAAGTATTTGATACAATATTTGTTAGTTTTCCTGATGAATCGTAAGAAAGAATTTGAATCAAAATCTTATTGTCGTTTTCCGTAATTGATACCTTTGCTGGAGCTCCGTATTGAGATGGCATTGTTCTGATTATTGATTCATAATCTTGGACCGTCACAGCTCTTTTTTGTGCCGAAAAATTGAAAGACACATAATTTCTGACTTCTTCTATTGAAGGCATTCCAGCTCCACCGACAGCGGCAGTTACATTATTACATCTCAATGAATTAACTACAGCTGAATTAGTTGTTTCTGATGGACCATTCACAAAGAAATTTACAGTTCCAACTTGGTTAATAATGTTTGTACCCAAATTTGTAGATAAACCACCACCAACTCTGTACTGTATAAACAAGGTTGAATTCGGTGCTAAAGTAGAGCCCAAAGAAAAGTTATTCGAATACCTCTGTAAATCTAATGTAGCCCCTACTGTTGTGAATTGGTCCAAAGCATCTTGTGCTGTATTCGTTCCACCACCAAAAGTCATTTTCTTAAATCCCTCTGAGGTGTATTCAGTTATAAATCTATTTTGTGTTTGAATATATCTCCCTACTTTCAAACCAGGTTGGTCAGAAACTTTGCTTGGGTCTTCAACCCATACTCTATCCTCCGCTAAAGCATCAACCTCATACCATCTATTTGGAGCACCTAAGAACTCTGATACAGCTGGAATATTAGTATATTGAGTTCCGTTTTTCAATAACACACTTGTTATCCCCAAAACATTCTTTTCAGGTAGGAACAACTCGAAAAATGGTTTTACATCGTTTGGTGTGATGATTCTTTTGAATACTTTTGTAATACCATTTACCACAACTTCTCTTTTGGTAATTGTATAATTAATCAAGACCCCGTTGGCATTAAAGTTTGGTATTTTCAATCTATTTGGAAATCCTTGAGCATTATATGGTGATGCAAAATCTATGTCTTGAACGTTTTCGAATACAATTCCGGCACCGATTACTTGAGACCCTCTTAATAATGTGCCTAAGTATCTTTCATCTTCTTTGTCTCCGAATGCTGGTACAGTAATTGAAAAATCTACCAAAGCAACAGATGGTCTCATGCCAGGAATTTTCAATCCGTAAGTTCTGGCTATATTATAGATTGAGGATTTTTGTTGAGCATATTGTAAGACGGTCTCTTGAACACTTCTGTCTATATTGTAGTTGAGGTTATCTGCAACCGCAGCGTTCAAATCTAAGAAAACAGAGAAAACAGAGGCATCATTGAAGTCTTGGATTAAATCTGGATAGAAAGTCCTAACGTAGTTTATCAACTCCGTTCTTATCGCTTGGAAATCTCTAGTCGCGTATGATATTTGTCTATTTGCCATCTATGTTAAATATTGATAATTACAAAATCACTTTCTTGAAATGTTTGTGAGTTTGTTGAATAATCGATTTTAATTTTTGCTGTATATTCAGCCGTTCCTTTACCTGGTAATCTATAAATGTCATACATCTTAGCATCACCTACATGGAGCGCATTTAATGTAGGGTCCACCTCGTTTGCTGGGTCAGCGGCCTCTATTGTTATTTTATTGACCAATAAATTTGGCATGTATCTTTCAACTGAATCTCTTATATCGGCCTCTATTGCACTGAACGTAAGTCCGTCGAATGGTTCAAATATGTATTCATACAATCTTGTACCAAAATCTGGTAAATAATATCTTGAACCTCTTCGAGTAAGTAAAAGATGAATAAGGTCAGCCCTTACTTCTTGTCTCTGAAACTCTGTGAGTTGTAAATAATCTCCTCTTGTAGAATCTTGAAATGGAAAATTTAAACCATATGTAATCCCATCAGCCATATCTCATAAATATATTATTGATATTTTTTTGATAAAGACATGTTTCCCTTGTGATACTTTGGTTCATAAGGGCAGTGACGGCAACCATTTCCACAACATTGTCCTCTTCGAACATGAAATTCTTCAGTGAAAATTATTCTATCACCTTCTTTATAATATAAAGGGAGAAGTTTTTCTGACTTCTCCCTTTTTTTATTTTTGTTTTTGCTCATTAAACAAATTTTACCTCACAAGCTCCACCAGCACAAGCCGCTTCACCTGATAAATCTGTGTTGTCATCCACCTCTACAATTTTTGATAAATCCACATCATGTAAAGTCTTCATCAAATCTTCATATTTGTCTTTAGTACAATCTTCAAATGGTGCTTGTATATAAGTTCCACCATCGTAATTTAATACTGATAATCCATTATAGTAATCTTTGTTTTCCCACATCCATTCTCCAACTGCAGGCCATTCATGTTCACGAATTGAGATGGTTGCAGATACGTTGTGTGCGTTTGAACCACTTCTATGTCCTGGTTTAATCCACTCTTGTTGAACTCTCTTTACTCTTTCTAATAGTTGAATGGGTGATTCGTTTCTTAAGATTGAACCTTCTGGTGCTTTCTGTGGAATACCAATAACCGCAGTATCGTGTGGTCTAAAGTATTCATCTTCAACAAGCTCTGGATGATTTTCTTTTAGATAAGGATAAATTGATTCGTTTTTACCAACTCTAACTCTTCTTATATAGTAATCATTGTGCCACGCATGAATACCTGATGAAGTACCTAATGTAAGTGAAGTTGTACCTGCGGGTTTAACTGTTGTAGTTCTCGCTGCCGGATTGATACCAATAGCATCAGCAACTCTTTTATTTTCCTCTTTGACAACCTTAGCCGCTGCTTTCATATTCAAACCTAATACAGCACCTGAACCGATACCTGTCATTGAAATTCCAATTAAAGCATCTTTTTCTGTTGTTCTTTGCCAAATAGGTCTGAGATAATGGAAGTCAGTGTATCCTGCTTGGAGTGTTCCGATAAATGTTGCCGCTTTTACTCTATCTTCATAATCTTCCTGTGACACAACATTTGACACATTTACCTCTGTGAGGTTACAGAATTGGAAAGGTCTTAGAGCAATTTCACAACAAGGATTAGTCCCCCAATCTTTATCGTTACTCAAATAGATACCAGGTTCGCCAGCCTTACTGAGTTCAATTTTTTTCCAAAGGTCCATGAAGTAATCTTTGGTTACTTTGTGACGAAGTAAGACAGCTGAGTTATTTGCTCTACCTCTTTGTGGGTTTTTTTCATACCACTTACCTGTTTTACATCCAATCATTTCTTCGTCTGTTGCTGAGAACAAAGAAATCAAAGCCGCTCTTCTAATACCACCAGCCAAAACTGCATCTGCAATGTGACATACCATATCATGAACTTCAATTGGTCTGAGTTTCTGTCCGTCATTTTTAGAATCCAAGATTCCTTCTAACTTGATGAGGCATTCCTTGAGTGGTTGAGGACCAGGAGCTTTGCCACCCGATGTTACAAGTCTTGCACCTTTTGGTCTAATATCACTGAAATCAAACTGAATAGATGAACCACCATAGAAGTAGGATTTTACCAATACCTTCACAGCGTCAGCCCAACCTTCTATTGAGTCAGCCACTAACCATCTTCTTCCTCTATCTTTGTTTGGTTTTCTGATTTCGGGAAGTAATTCTACATGATGATTTTGTACGGAGTATCCTACACCTGTACCACCTAACAAGAGAAACATAATTTCAGAGAATACTCTCCAATCATCTACAGGTGCATAAGCGCAATTGTAGATTCTGTTTGGTGAAATTTCGATAGGTTTTCCCGCAAACTGCATTGACCTCATTGATGGGAGAACTTGTTTTTTATAAACATACATGTAGTTCTCACGAATCTCTTTTTCTAAATGTGGAAACTTTTTGATATGCATTTCCATGTTCCTTGTGACTAATTCTTGCCACGTCTCTCTTCTTTTCAATTCTGGGATATACTTTGCGTATTTCATATACACGGTAATATCCGACAAAATCCTGTTAGAAATCTCCATTGTTAAAATTTTAAGTTGTGAATTTTTATCAAAAAATCGTTGATTTTTATGATAAATATGTGGTCGGGTGTTAAGCGACCATTATTTTTTTTTAAAAAATATAAGTTTTTTTTAGAAATTGTAGATATTTAATCAAGGAGATTTTTGTTGAGTTTCTCTTTGTTTTCTCTTTTCCAAAAGTTCCTTAACTCTATCCCTTTTTTTCTCTTCTTGTTGCTCTTCAAATCCCAAGAATGTAACTGATGATTCGGTATCAATTTCCAATAGCTCATTGTTGAATTTACAATTTTCAAAAACAACACCGTCTTTACCAAGTCTGGATTTTGTGATGGCGATTGTAGCCAAATTCATCTCCTTTTGTTGTAGAGTTTTAGCCACAGTTATAATAACGTGACCGACTTGTGCTTTTTTGATTGAACCCCCCATTTGGTCTGTTGTTACAACTTCAGATGATATTGAACTTCTATTACCTTGAGTTGCGGTCCAACCAACCAAACTTAATTCGTGGCACATAGCCTCAAACGCTCTCATTACAGAACCTTCCGCTTTCCACTCGTCTTTGGAAGATTGCTCAGGTAAAACACAATCAATATAATCCAAAAGAATCATATCTATTTTAGTTCCATCAGCAATCATTTTTCTCACTGATGTTTTAATCTGATTCATTGTCATTGTATCTGAAGCCAACTTTTTGAGTATCAATCTATTTTTCATAGATTCTTGAATTTCTTCAATCTTTGACATTACTTCTTCTTTGTGAAAAGATAGTCTATCAGGTTCAATACCTGTCCAAATGGTGAAATGTTTTCTTTGGACAATCTTTGGGTTGTCTTCGAAAAATATTTGAAGTACGTTGTATCCCAAATTAAATGCAGTGTTTGCAATTTTGGTGAGAACTGTGGTTTTACCAACCCCTGTGGGTGCAAGAATCACACCAATCTCTCCCTTAGCCAAACCACCCTTCAACAATTTATCAATACCGGCAATACCCATTGGAATTGGATGTCTGTAATCTTCATCTAAAACTGTATCCAATCCTGTAAAAATATCAGAGACATTTTTTTCTGATTGACCAACTTGAAGTGCGTCTCTAACAAGTCCTTCCACTTTGTCGTAGGATTCGAAATCACCCTCCGTAATAATCTTTTGAGCTCTATCCATAGCCTTTTGAAGTTCTTGTTGTTTGCAAAACTTCAATGCCTTTTCTTGGACAAACTGAGTACCCTCGAATGGAGCGTCTTTGATTTGTTTGAGTGTATCCAAAACTATTTTGGCAACTAACTCTTGCGAAACTTCAGACCTTACGATTTGTTCAATTGTCTCAAAATTAGGAGTGGCTTCGTATTTTACGAAGTACTCTTTTATCATCTGTATGATTATTTTGAAATACTTGTTGTCAAAGTAGGAGGTTTCGATTACATCAACAATTGAAGCCGCAAAATCCTTGTCCTCTATAATTTGATTAAGTAACTGAATTTGAAATTGGTTACCTAAGTAGTCGAAATTCTTGTTCATAGTTTAATACAACACCCCCCTGTTTTGATAAATACTCAGTTAGCCAAATCAAATTCCAAGTATTCGTAATTTAATTTGTTGTTTGAAAAAATGTCAGTCAGTTCCTTTAGGACATCTTTCAAATATGGTCTTACATCCACGGTATAACGAACTTTTGGAGGGAACATTTTTCCATCGAAAACTCTGTGACAAATTGTCTGTTCGCCAACCTTAACAAAGATGTTAAAATTCTCTGGTCCCTCAGTAAATGAAGTTTCCATAATCTTGGGGTCATGGACAATTGCTTCCTTGTTGTCCATCATATAGACAACAGTTTTCATTTTCAAAAAATACTGTAATTCCTCTTTGAGTGATTTGATAAACTCATACAACTCAATTGAGTTTTTTGCTTTGGGGTTATACCCTCTGACATTGAAAAATCTTTGAACAACAATATTGTCATTCAGGGTGAGTAAAAACTCCATTTTTGTACTGTCTTGTTCTTTCATCATATTTGGTTTTATTTAAATAAATTTTCTAAGTCTATGTCTTGTTTATCATTTTTCTTTCCCAATGAACTATCATTGAAGAAAACTACTTGATTCTTTTTATCAGGTTCTACGAAGTTATCAGTGAAATAATAAAGAGCCAAGGAATATCTATCAACGTTTTCAGGTGAGTTAAGTGGGATTGGATGTCCATGTGGAGCTTTCTCAATGTCAAAGATAACCATTCTGTTGAATATTGGTTCAACCTCAACTTCTTTGGACTGTAAGTCTCTACTCCATAATTCTAAATTTCCTCCCCACTCTGACTTCCAATTTTCATTTAGATAAATCAGTACATTCAACTTTCTAAGTTTTTTAGTCTCAGGATGTTCATTGTAATCATAATGTACTGAGAGTTTTCCACCTCTTTTGATTCTATGAATTCCACCACCCATCAATTTGGGGTCACGGTATAATTGTTCATGTCCTGTCAAATCTTGAAGAAATTCTAAGAACTCATCAGAGTTCAAATAGTCCATCACCATAGTCGTTATTGGGAGTTTGCTATGAAACTCGTTCATGTCTGTAATGTCAGCAGGATAATAAAACTTTAATTGTTGAAATTCTTGGGTCCATTCAACTGTATCGGAGTGCCAAATGTCGTGTTTCATTACTTCTTCTTTACATTTCCTGAGGAAAAAGTCAGGAAAGAAGTTATCAATAACAATGTAGGGGAAAGGTAAGTTAGCTTTGTAGGTTGTATTAAGTTTTTTACCTAAGGATTTGTCTATCATATTTTTCGTTTTTCTTTTCTTGTTAATTTCATGAATGGTTTGAGAAATCGTACCCAAGCTTCATCATTGGTTGGAAGATATTTGAACAGACCGTCTTCCATCATCAGTCTCATAAGATTCTTGTAGCCTCTATCTGTGGGGTCGATTGTGTCGGTGTGGATTTGTTCTACCAAGGCTTTACCGTCGTCCGTAATCAATGGATTTTTGAGGTCAACGATTTGTTTATTAATGAGATAGAACTGTTCTCCAAGTATAGCACTTTTTGTTCGTCCAGTCAAAATATTTTGTAATGATTTTGGTAATTTCTTTTGTTGGATATTTCGTGCATTATCAAGAATTTCGTCGATAGTGCATGGTTTTTCAAGCAAAACAGGGAACAATTTAACTAAAGTTTTTTCACCTAATCCTTCGATTCCATCAATGTTATCAGATTTATCTCCAGTAAAAACTTTGGTTAAGGTAACATTGTAGTGAGGGATTTCAACCTTGTTGATTGATATGGTGTCACCATTCTTAAAATACCTTCTTGCCACAGGTGAGAAGATGGTCACTCTTTCGTTTATTAATTGAGTGAGGTCTTTATCCCCTGAGAAGATTATAATGTCCTCATCGGTCGCAATTTGACTGTAGTAAGCTATTAGGTCATCAGCTTCGTTATTCATCATTTCAACCTGTCTAACAAATACCTCCTCCAAATACATCTTAACTCTTGCCTTTTGTTGCAAGTAAGATTCATATTTGTATTCGTTCATATCCTGACGACGGTTCCCTTTGTATTGTGGGTATATAGATTTTCTTATGGATGAATTTGAATCACCATCCCAAAAGACAATAACCTTGTCGTGGTTGTGTTCTTCTAAAAACCTTCTGATTGT